CTCGACGCCGGGCGAAGCTCGGCAGAGTTGAAGAGCTGCGCGGCGCGCGCGGAAAGCGCGGGCGGGACGAGCAGGATCGACGGCATCACGCCGAGAGGCTTGCCGTTCGGATCGGTCTGCTCGAGGAAGCGCTGCTCGGCGGTCGAGAGCGAGTCGATGCTCAGCGCCGAGGTCGCGCCGCTGAACTGGCTGCCAGTGCCGCTCGTGAAGAAGCTCGCGTTGTCGAGGAACGAGGCCCAGAAGACATCGTTCAGCTTCAGGCCAGCGCCGCGGCCGATGCGCTGCGGGAGCTGCGTCATCGCGCCGAGATCGTCGTTGATGATGTCCTGACGGGTCACCGCGAACATCTTGCCGAAGGTCTTCGCCTGATTCGTGTACGAGGTCTCGCTCGCCTCTCCGTGCTTCAGCTCGCCGTTCGCAGCGACCTCGTCGTACTGGTAGTCGCCGTTGAGGCGGTACGAGGTGACGGTCTTGAAGTCGTTCACGCCGCGGACCGAGCCGATGCGGCGCCAGCTCTGGTCGACGCCCATGAAGCCGTCGAGCAGGAACTTGTTCGCGGTGTTCGAGAGGATGCCCGGGAGCGACAGGCCGCTGAAGCCTGCGCGGAGCACCTCGCGCTCGTGGCCACGGAACGAGCGGCCCGTGTAGCCGTTCGCCCACGCCGCCTCGAGCAGGAGCTCCTGAAGGCCGATGCCGCGCTTGAAGCGCTTGTCGGCTGCCTCGAGGGTCTTCGCGTCGAAGCTCTTCTCGACCGAGCGCATGCCGCCGGCCTTGCAGAGCGCGGCGACGAGGACATCGGAGCTCGGAGCGTCATCGCCCTTGATGTGAGCGGCGGGTGCGCCGATCACGGGACGCGATGCGCGGAGAGCCTCGAGCTCGGTCTTCTCCGAGGTCCAGCCCTCGGAGATCGCCTTCGCCTCGATCTCGGCGTTCCCGCCCGCAGCCTTGCGGACGGACGCGATGCGGTTTGCCTCGGCAGCAGCGGCGGCGCGAATCTCGCTCACCGTTGCGGCCACTTCCGCCGCGCCATTGGCGGCGGTGACTTCAGTCTTGTCAGCCATGATGTTCCCCTTGATTCCTTCTGCGGGATCGCCCGCGATCTCAGCGGCACACGCCGCAACGGATGCACTCGTGTTGTCATCCGCGCCCAGCGCCACGAACGACACCTCGGAAAGCGCCGAGGAACGCACGATGTAGACGGGGCCCTTGAAGACGCGGCCGTTCGCCTCCGCCTTCTCGCCCTTGTCCACGAACTCGACCTGATTCGCAGACGCGCCGATCGACGCCTGCCACGGGAAGCCGTTCGCGGCGGTCGCGACCACTTCGGCCGCGTATGGACCGCTGCCCGAGATCACGCCCGACACGCGCAGCTCCATGCCGCGCGAGAGGCTCTTCACCTCGACCGCGTCCGTGTGGCCGACGATCCGCAGCGGGTCGTGCTGGAGCAGGATCGGACGCGCCTTCTCGGTGGTCTTCATGCCCGCGAGGTCCACAACCACGGGCACGCCCCAGCCGACATTCATCGCGCCGCCCGTGTAGGCCAGCATCCTGAACGACTTCAGCTTCGGCGACTCGTCGCCGGCCGCCGCGTCGATCTCGGTCGGAGCCGTGAACTCGACCTGACCGCCCGCGAACTGGATGCTCTTTCCGCTCATGTCCTGCATGTCACTCCCCTCCGTTCGGGTCGGGCTCGGCGGGCGACATCGCCTGCTGCCCTGGCATCGGGAGACCGAGCTCGATCATCAGCGCGTGCTCGCGCGCACGCTGCCGCAGCTCGCTCTCCCAGTCCTTGCCCTGCCGCGCGTACTCCGCGGCGAGCGTCGTGGTGCCGTTCAGGAGGCGCGTCGACTGCGCGTTCGCCTCCTTCGCGGGGTCCACATGCTCGTTGCCGTCCCACATCCACTCGTGAGGCCACGCCGCGGCGCGAAGCGCGGGCGGGATCAGGCTAGAGATCAGGATCGCCTCCGACATCCACGCCGCGAACACGCGGTCGAGGACCGTGTCCGCCATCACCTGCTGCTCGATGCGGAGGCTCTTGTGGTAGACCTGATGGTCGAGGCGGCCGCTCGCGTAGTTGTACTTGCTCGAGTTGCCCGCAGCCACATTGAACGGCATGTTCAGGCACCGAGCGACCTCGTTGAGGATCTCGTTCTTGAACATCTCGTAGGTCGTGGTCGGCTGCTCGGCCTTCAGCTGCGTGAGCTTCCACCCGGCGGGCATCGTGAGGAACGAGTTGCGCTCGACCTCGATCGTGTCCATCGGGTCGACCTCGTCTGCCTCGCCGCCGGCGGGCGAGTCCGTGTGCAGCACGCCCGCGTAGTTCGCGGCCGTCTCCGCGCAGTCGAGCACCGCCAGCGTGTACCGCCGCAGCTGACCGAACAGGTACAGCGCGGGGACGATGTCGGGGACGCCGCGCAGCTGGCCCGGGCGCTCGGCGCGGAAGTAGTGGATCACGCGCGATGCGTCGATCCACTTGCCCGAGGCCGCGAGCGCCGTCATCATCGTCGGGCCCGCCATCGTGCTCGCGCCGTTGTCGCCAGGGTGCGCGTCGAGGAGGTAGTACCGTGCGGGGTTGCCGAACTCGTCGTACTCGATCAGCGGCACCTGCTCGCTCTCGACGAGGCGCAGGTCGAGCTTGATCGGCCCGCGCAGCGATGCGTTCGAGGCGAGGACCGCGAACACCTCGCCGCTCTCGCAGCGGCCAGAGCGGAGGAGGCGCATCTTCTCCGCGAGGCGCACCTCGGTCGACCACTCGTCGAACGCGGACTCGATGCGGCTCGAGACCACGCGATCGTCCATCTTCAGCTGGAGCCGCGCGCCAGTGCCGACGAGGTCGTTCGCGAGCGTCGAGACGATGCCCTTCGCGTACGAGTTGTTCGCAACCTCGTAGCGGCAGCGCTCGCGCAGGGTCTTCCGAATCGCGTCGGTCAGCGCCGCAGCGGGCGAGTAGCCGTCCGCGCCCGCCCAGTGCTTCGCGTTCTGCGGAGTCTTCTGCGCGGCGTCGTACTTCGCGCGCACGACCACGCGACGAGGCGCGGGCGCTGCGGGCGAGCGGCCGAAGATGCGCGACATGATGCCCATCAGACGGCCCCCGGCGGAATGATCCGCTGCACGCGGAGCCCACGGTCGCGGCGCTTGGTCGCCGCCTTCGACGCGAGGTAGCGGTCGAGCTCGATCAGCTTCGAGATGTCCTGCTGCGTCACGCTCCCAGCGTCGTTCGACGCAGAGGCGGGCGCCACCGCGGACTCGCGGAGCGCCTTCTCGATGTCGGAGTTGGTCGGAGTGCCGCTCAAAGTTCGTTGGTCCGCTCCCGTCGACGCTGGCGCAGCGCCGCGACCCACCATCGCTTCACCGCCCGCGGCGCGTCATCCCCGTCGAGATGCGCAAGCCATGCAACCTGAATGGCCTCCTCGCGATCGCTCGCGGGCACGAGCCTCAGTTCGAGCTCGAGCCGTGGCGCGTCGGCGACCGGAGGTAGTCCATCCATCCAGTACCTACACGGCGACGGAAGAAAATCAGCGGTTTCGGCATCCCGCCGCGCAGATTCCCGAGATCGTTCCACTAATAGACATGCGCTCATCGCCCCTCCTGCTCGTAGGTGGTCGATCGCGCGCCGCAGCGGCGGCACTCGCGGCGCCTCATCACCCGCTTCATCGGGGCGTTGCGGGTGTAGATCACCCGCAGCTCGCGGGAGCCGCACGCGCGGCAGCACAGGCCGCTCGGCTCCGCCTTCGGCTCGGTCGATGCGCGCGGCTTCTTGGGCGTCATCGTGGCCCCCTCTTGATGTCCGACAGCTTCACGCGCGGCTTCCGCTCCACCACCGCCTCGCGCATCGACGGCAACGAGCACCCGCTCATGCTCGCGCCCACCGCGCAGCCGACCATGCAGTCCAGCCAGTGGTTGTCGAGGCCAGGACGGCGCAGCCGCCACTCGTCGACCGTCCGACCCTTCGCGCTCACCGCGATCCGATGCTCCGCCGTCAGGTGCTCCGCGAACATCCGATGCAGCTCGCGGTCGCCTTCGAACAGCGACACGCTGCCCGGGTCTCCGAGCGGCACGCCGAAGCGTTCGTGCACGAACGACTTCCACCAGTTCGAGTCGAACAGCACATGGCGCACCGCGCGGCGCTCCGTCGCGGGCGGCATCCGCCAGTGCGACCCAGCCTTCTCCCCCTTCTTCTTCGCCGTGCTCCCCCACGGGGCGCTCGACGCGCCCACGAACCGACCGTGCGACGGCAGCGCGAGGCCGTTCCAACGAGACCGCGCGCAGAACTGGTACACGACATCGGTGCTCTGCCCCCAGTTCGCGTCGATCAGCACGCGGTCGAGCCGCACCGTGCCGCCGCCGTCCTGCTTCCACACGCGGTCGGCCCGCTCCTCAAGCAGCCGCTCAAGCCCATGGTGGATCGAGCCCTCCAAGCCCGCCTTCGGCGCCGCGTCCGACAGCGTCCGCTTGACCTCGCCGAGCGTGTAGTACCGCATCTTCTGGTCGGGCCACGCGCCGTAGTCCACCACCCACCCGGTGAAGTCCTCGCTCCACGCGGCAACCGTCCAGAACAGCACCGACTGCTGGATGTCGATCGACATCGTCAGAGCCGACGCATCGCGAGGCACCAGCCCGCGCGCGTAGCCGCTGACCTTGCCCGCCGCCTCGTCTTGCTCGAGCTCCGTCACGCTCGCCGTCACCAGCGGAATAGGCTCGTTCTGGAACTCGGCGAAGAACGCCGCATCCTTGCGGTCAATCCGCAGGTTCATCGCGTGCTGAAGCGCGCTCAGCTCGTCGGGATCGTGCCGCGCCTCCCACGAGACCACGCCGCCAGCGTCCATCGCCGCCTTGTTCGCGCGGTAGAACTCGGTCGCCGTCTCCCCCCGCCCGCCGTCGCGGAACGACTGACGCCGAAGACCCGCGTACTCGTCCCACAGCGTCGTGTTCGTCGGCCACTCCACCACCATCTTCGACCGCTCGCCGCGCCACTCGGGATGCTTCTCGCGGTCGAGGATCGCGTCGGCCATGTCCCCCGCGCGGATCACCGTGCACGGCATCACCGCCGCGATTTTCTGACCTGGCCCCGCGAGGCCGAGGATCGCGCCCGCGAGCAAGCCCTCGCGAGTCCTGCACTGCGACGGGCTGTTCGCGCTCTCGTCCGTCTGCGGATCGTCGATGATCGCGAGGTTCGGGCGCACCCGCCGACCGTCC